GAAGCTGATAAATCAGTAGCTTTATTTGGGGGAGGATTTAAACCTCCTACAAAAGGCCATTTAGAAGTAGTTAATCAAGGTCTTAAAAATAATCCTGAAGTATCTGAAGTAAAAATATTAGTAGGTGGAGGTAAACGAAATGGTTTTACCCAAGACCAATCAGTTAAAATTTGGAATTTATACAATGATATAGGTTTTATAGACAAACCAGCTACAATTATCCCAGTAAGTTCTCCATTTACATACTACAAAGAATATTTAAAAAACAACCCAGACGATAAGGTATATGTTTTTATAGGATCAAGACCAGGAGAAGAAAAAGATCAATTTGATGTTAATCAAAGATCAGAATTTGTTAAAAAATATAGTGACAATGTAATCCCAGTAGAAGTAGCTACTGAAGGTGGTGTTAGTGGTACAATGGCAAGAGAGTTATTTAAAAATGATCTAGATGGTTTTAGAAATATGTTTCCTGAAAATTTATTAGATCAGGATTTCCAAAAAATATTAGACATACTCAATAACAAAAAAGAAAAATCAAATAAGGTAGTATCAAATAAAACAGAACCACTTAAACCTATAAACGAAAATGCTACATACTCTAATAAAATTGACTATAAACAACAAATAAAAGATCTAACTAAACATATGTTAGATAAGGGTATGAACATTCAACCTTTACCTAAAGTTATATTTAAACATGGAGATCAAGAAAACGCATCTCAATTTTTAGGTAAAACCGCATATTACAGTCCCGAGGATATGACAGTAGTATTATACACAGAAGGTAGACATCCAAAAGACATTGTAAGATCATTCGCACATGAAATGATACACCATACCCAAAATTTAGAAGGTAGATTAGGTGGTATTAATACTACTAATACAACACAAGATGATAATTTAAATGACATCGAAAGAGAAGCATATACAAAAGGTAACATGACATTCAGAAATTGGACTGACAATAAAGATGGAGAAGAAGTTACTAGTTTAAATGAAATAGGAGATGCTAGTTCAAAAGTATTTAGTTATAAAAAAATCCAACCAGGAATAGATGCAAAATCCTTTAAAGAAATTACTGATGAAGATGACAGAGTAGATGATATTGAAACTGAAAATGTATATGAATTTGAAACAGATTTAGGTACTAAATATGTAGTTAATTTTGAAGTCGAACATTATTCTGATTCTAAAGAGTTAAATGTGTCAATAGATTTTACTACCCTTACAAAGGGGGGTGATATAGATACTGAAATGACACCCACTAACAAAGGAGAACAATACGCGGTAATGGCAACCATCTCAGATATTATGATTAATTGGATTAATGAATGGGATAAATATTTTTATATTAGTATGATATGGATAGAGCCAAAAGTAGAGGATAGTGAAGAAGTAGAATATACTGTTTTTAGTAAAAGAGGCAGATTATATAAAGTGTATTTAGATAAACAATTATCAAGACTTAATAAAAATTATGAGGTACAACAAAAACCAAACGCTTTTAAAATAGTTCCTACATTTAAAAATCTTGATGAAACTAAAAAGCAAAAAGATCCATTTGGTTTAAACCAATTCGCAAGAGAATTAGTATCCGAAATATTTAAAAAATCTGTAACTATAGATATGGGCCCTATCCTTAAAACATTAGAATTTGAAATGCCTACAGGACAAGAAACAGATGAAAATGCTATAGCGATAATAGATGCTGCCCCACAAGGTAAAGTTCCACACCCAGTATTTTTAGATTTTTATGCTAAATTTGATAAATATTTTGGTGAAAAAAATGATAATAGAATGTTAGACAATTTTGGATTAGAATATTTACTATCTAATGTATTAAATCTTCCAAATGAAGATATTCAAATAGTTATGAATCATTATAATACCAAAGATCAAGATAGTGTAGAGTGGTTTGAACAGCATGATAATGAATTAGAAAAAGATGAAGAACATAATATTCCAGGATTTGATGATTCTGGAGATGATTATGATAACGTTATAAACTACAGAAAAAAGCAATTAGCGAAATCCTTGGAGGAGCAAAATAAAGTTCGTATATTCACCCAAAATTGTGGCTGTGATAAAACTAAAAGAAATATATAAAAAAGTAATAGAAGAAATTAAACCTACCCGATACACATTATATTGCGATATGGATGGTGTATTAGTAGACTTTGAAAAAAGATTTGAAGATACAACAGGTTTATCCCCAAATGCTTTTAGAGATAAGTATGGGTTAGATGAATTTTGGAAATTAATAGATGATGAAGGAGTTAGATTTTGGGTAGGAATGCCCTGGATGCCTGATGGAAAACAATTATATGATTATATAAAACCAAATTTATACTCACTACTATCATCACCTTCTTATGATAATAGTTCAAGATTAGGAAAAAGATTATGGGTAAAAAATAACATACCTGGAACAAAACTTATTTTAGCAGCAAGGAAAAATAAACAAGACTATGCTAAAGAAAATTCAATATTAATAGATGATCTTAAGCCGACCATTGATGAATGGAACGCTAAAGGGGGTATTGGAATCCTACATACCTCAGCTGCTTCAACTATAAAGCAGTTAAAAGAGTTAGGATTATAATTAAAATTTATATTATGGACAAAGTAAAAGCAATAGTAAACTCATCATGGTTCAGAGCAGCAGCTGCTGGAACAGTAGGAGTTTTTCTTCTAATGGACAAAAACCCACTTTATGCTGGTATAGCATTTGGTATAGGCATTAGAGAATTTTTATTAGCGATGAAAAGTTAAAAAAACAAACATGGCCAGAAACAAAGCAGTAAGTAATGGAAACATGAATGGTGTAAAAAGAAAAAGACCAGGCAGACATTCCAAAAAAACTTCCCAATTAAAGTCTTCAATTAATTATAAAAAGAAATATAGAGGACAAGGACGATGAAAGATAATATCCTAAAAAAAGAATTCAATAAAAAAGACGTTGAACGTTTACGTAACCTGGTTAAAGGAAAATCAGGCGAACGTACGAGTCAAGGTATAGGTTACACTAAAAAAGAAGAATTCCATAAAGAAGGAGATATCTGGGAAGAAAATGGCCGCAAATGGACTATAAGGGACGGTGTAAAAGAAAACATAACCAAATTAGATAAATTTAAAAAATCATCCGTCCCTTTGTTTTGCCCTAAGTGCAAGGGTATAATGAATAAACAACTTGACCCACATTATTTTAAAGCACATGGAGCTTGTTTGGATTGTATTAAGAAAAAAGAATCTAAACTTAAAACAGAAGGAAAGTGGGACCAACATACAAAAGAAACTCATAATAAGGAAATAGATAAAACCATAGAAGAATACACCCAATTCATGCAAATGAAAATGAATGAAACCAATAACGGTTTTGTTACAGAATCAGGTGAAGTTGAAAAGTGGGATGGGGGCATTAATAAAGAAAGAGCTGAAGAAGCTTTACGAGAAGGTATAGAATATTTAGAAAACCTTAAGAAAAAGTAATAGTATAATCTTTCCAATTTTTTATAATATTTATAATAGTACAAAAGGGTTGTTTCTAATAAAAGTAAAATTAAAAATAAAACTTTTAAACAAAACAAATGGAGAACGAAATATTAATGAGTATCCTAACGGCTATAACAAGTGCATTAGGTATTAAAGAAATCTGGTTAATCTGGAAAAAAAGAGTAGAAATAAATGAAAAAAGACTTTCGAAAGATGCTAACTTAAAAGACAAATTAATGTCTGAAGTTATTCTAGATTTAAAGGAAAAAATAGAACAATTAGAAGAAAAGATTGATGAATTAATTGAAGAAAATACAATGTTAAGAGAAAAATTAGCTCGTATGGAAGAAAGATTAATGATGTCAGCTGTAGAAAAATCAAATAATAAAAGGTCTAAATCCCAATAAGAAACACAAAAAATAAAGATTATGAGTGAATTTAACCACAGAAAATGGTTTAAAAATCAATACCTAGAAGAAGGTCATACTGAAGATAAAGAAAAAGAACTTCAACAAATAAAAAGATTTGACCAGCTATCAGACGACGATAAGCTAAAACTAGCCAAAATTCAGGCTATGATGGATAGAGAAAGATCATTAAGAGAAGATGATTTAGAAGAAATAAGATATCCTCAAGAGGATTTTACCCAATCTCAATTAGTACCAAGAATGGAAAGTATGGTTGATAGAGAAACTTATAAAAGATTTGTAGATTCTTTAGATAATTTACTAGATGATTGGTATATGGAAGGGTTTGAAAAAGATGACGTTCTTGCTTTTATGAAAGTAATAATTCCATCTAGTTAAAATTTTCGCATAGATAACAAACCCCCACATATTTATCGATATATTTAAATATTTTTAAAAACAAAAAAAATGAACGAATTCGATTTAAGAAATTTTCTATACAAAAATCCTTTGTTAGAAGAAGAAAAAAAAGAAGTATCCGATGCTGCTCGAAGAAGAGCTGAAGAAGAAGGATACGAAGACGGATATGATGATGCTATTAAAGATGCTAAAGATGCTTTAGATGGTATTAAAGATGAATCCGAAGAAGAAAAAGACAAGAAAAAAGATGTTAAAGAAGAATCAAACCCAGAAAGAGATTACGAGGATGCAATAAAAGATGAGAAAGAAGACTTAAAAGAAACTCCTAAACTTACTAAAGAAGGTCTTAGAAACATAATTAGAGAAAAAATCACCTCTATTTTAAATGAAGCTGAAGAAGTAGAAGATGAGGTAAACGTTAAAGATGAAAATGAAACTGATGTTGACGTTGAGAAAAAAACTACAGTTGATGCTAAAATTGAAGATGAAGTAGATATTGATGATGAATCAGTAGAATCTGATATTGAAGTTAAAACTTCTATCCCAGGAATGGATTCTGACACAGATGCTGTATTAGGTCTTTTAACTAAAGCAAGTGAAGAAGCTGATGCATTTTCAGATGATCCTGAGTTAAAAACTCAAATCGGAAACGTTATTACGTATTTCACAAGAAAACACGTTGCCCAAGTATAAAAAGGTAACTTAGTATTAAAGTATTTAAATTAAATTGTTATGAATTCAAATGAAATCTATATGAAAATGGCCGAGTTATGGACTGAGATGTCTTTAGAACACTCAAAACCAAGTAAAGCAGCACATGGCCGAGCAAGAAGTGCCGCTACAAAAATTAAAAAACTGATAGCAGAATATAAAAAAGCATCAGTAGCTGAAGATAAAGCTTAAAACATTGAAAAAATCAGAGTTAAAAAAAATAATATTAGAAGCTCTAACTCCAGATGAAGCAACTAAAGTAGATTCCAAATATAAGGAAATCTACTCTGGAATGCTAAAAACCAACCCCCTCAAACTTAAAAAATACGATAATCCAGATGCAGTAGCATATGGCAGAGCTATCAAATTAATCCAAAAAGAATCTAAAACTGAAGAACAGAGAAAATGGGCATGTGCTCAAGTAGATTCTAAATCAAGACCTAAAGGTTTATCTAAAGCACAAGCTAAAGAAATGTGCAGTGATACAAATTTATCAAAAAATGAAAGTATGGAAAATACAAGACTACAAGAACTAATTAAATCTGCTTTAAAAGGACCAATTAAAGAAACAACTCCTGTGGATGAAGATAAAGATTGGATACAAAAAGCAATCAAAAGACCAGGTGCTTTACATAGAGCATTAGATATTCCACAAGATGAAGATATCCCAAAATCATTAATTGATAAAGATATTAAGAAAATGGATAAAAAAGAAGATGAGGAGGGGAAACTAGACCCAAAAGATTTAAGATTCTTAAGACAACTCGACTTAGCTAAAACATTAGAAAAATTTAATGAAGATAAAGTTAAAGGTTCAAATGTAAGAAAAGACAAATCAGAAGGTGATTGGGAAGTAGTATCAGGTAAAACAGGTAAACCATGGCCTCAAGATTTTAAAACTAAAAAATCAGCTAAAGCAGCAATAAGAGGATATCACGCTTCTAAAAATGAATCATTAGCAGAAACTATTTTTAATGAACTTAGAAGTGATGTAAGTGAAGTAGAAGCAGCTCCTGAGAAAAAAATCCAAGATATAGAATTAATAAAGAAATATTTACCTAAAATTAATACTAAAAAAGAATACCTTTCAATACTTGATCTAGTATTAAACATGGGAAATGAAATTCCAGGAATTACCCCCATAATAAAAAAACAAAGTTTATTAGCTTTTATTAAAACTTTAGGTAAATAATAATGACAAAAGCAGAGTTCAAAGAAAGAATTAAAGGTTTAGCTTTTGAAGTCATCAAAGACAGAAAAAAAGCTGAAATAGCAGCTGTCGAATACGATGAGCTAACGAAATTCCCTGAGCTTAAAAAAATTATAATATCTCTATTAACAGCGGATTTTGATC